TGGTGGCGCTTGATCCAGCACATGCGGCGGTGGCAAAGGGGCAGGGTCAGGTGGCAGATACGAAGTCTCGTCTTCCTGTTCCCAATCATTCATTTGTTGTTCTTTGTTCACAGTGGTCGGTCAGTAGTTGTTCCCGATGCCATTCGTCTGAAAAGTCTCCGCTGGTTGCAAACTCATGAAAACACGGAGTTCCCAAGGTGTAGTGTACTAATTTTGCCAGTGGGTTCCACTCATACTCAACATCTAGCCAGTTCCATTCTGGGGGTAGTTCGCCAATGCGTTCATCTTCTATCCAGGAAAATCTATGCAGTTCGGCACCTGTTGATCGTTGCACAAACTCAGGAGTTAGTTTGCGGTTGGGAAAGCTGTTGCAGTTCCACAGTATCACACTTGACCAGTTCTTGCGTGGATAGTCTTCGTTTTTACTGCCAAGATACTTTTCAGTCATGCGTGTTTTGTAATCATGCTTGACAACCATGACGTCGTTGTAAGGACTTTGTAGATTCCATAGTTCTACAATATCTCCACGCAGGATCATGTCGCCATCAATAAAGATGGCCCAACCTGAGTAGTCCATCAAATGAGGAACAAGAAAACGACTGTAGATAAATTGGTTGCTGCCATCAGTGTGTGTTTCATCATAGTCTCGGAACAAGTTCAAGGCCACTGGTATGATGGCCACTGGTTGACTGGCATGCCTAATGATCGAATTAACACACACATGATATGCTACGGCTTCTCTGGGATCATAGCCTACAAATACAGGTATTGGTTTCATTTGCGCTCTATATCTTCCTCAACACAGCGGTCACCGTATTGTATTTCAATCAATTTGAGTGGTTGATCAGTTTCATTGCACAGTTGATGCCATTCGTTTGTTTTGATAAACGTGTGTTCATGCACAGTTAATTCACATTTAATTTCTTGGTCAGTTGACGCATCGTCTATGGTATATACTGTGGCCTCACCTTGGGCAACAAACCAAAACTCTGCACGTTGGTCATGACGTTGCATGCTGAGTCGCTGCCCGGGCATCACAGTGAGTTCTTTGAGTTTGGTATGAGGGCCAACTTCATGCAACACACGATAGTGTCCCCAAGCACGGTCAGTCCGAGGTGTTTTCCACTCAGTGAGTATCCACGAACTTGAATTCATTTTGTTTTCGCCACCCACACCAAAGCGGAAGTCTACATCATCAAACACCATTTCAGGAATATTGTCGGCTGTGCGGTCGCCACCATTGGCAAAGATAAATTTGGTGCCTGGGCGTATGTAGTAGTCACGTACTGCACGTATGGCATCTATAGCAGTATCATCATCATCATTGAACTCAACCACACGATCTACCATGCGTAGATTTTCAATTATAGCTCTGCGCTCAGCAGCAGGCATAAAGGGACGACCTTTTTTGCGTGACAACCACTCATCGCTGTTGATGCCAACCACAAGCCTATCTCCCATGGTCCGGGCTGCTTCAAAGTAGGCTATATGCCCAGAATGTAGTGGGTCGAATCCCCCGGTGCAGAGTACAATTTTCATATTACGCTCCCTTTCTTAGTTGGTCTTTCCATCCCAGCGGTTCTTACCGTCAATTGATAAATAAATTTATGCATTACATTATTTACAAGACTTTTACATCGACTGGAAAATATTATATAGGACGGCATTCAACTAACAACTTAGATGACGGTTATATAGGATCTGGTAAATGGGTCAAATCGATTAAAGATAAATTATCTCTTACTAGAGAAATCCTTGCATTTGCTGAGTCTGAATCAGAACTGAAAATTCTTGAGGAACAGTTTATTAACGAGTCAATTAATGATCCACACAATATGAATTTTAATAATAAGTCAACTGGTTGGCCTACTGGAAATTTAAACTGGGCTCGATCACCCGAAGCCAAACTAGTAAAAAGTAATCGTAAAAAGGGACTCTCGTTGGAAGAAGAACACGGAGCCGAAAAAGCAAAATTGATTCGACAAAAAATATCTAATTCAAGAACTGGTAAAAAAACAAATAAACCGTCTTGGAATCGAGGAATGGCCCTGTCCGCAGAAACACGAGAAAAGATTTCTAAATCCGTATCTACACAAATGTTGTCAATGACTCCCGACGAACGTAAAGAAAAATTTGGTAATGTTGGGGATAAAAATGGATTTTTTAACCAAAAACACAAAGATTCTACAATCCGGATACTAAAAGAAAAACAAAAATCAAACAGACAAAATAATCGGTTCACTTGTCCACATTGTCTTAAAGATATCGATAAACCCAACTATTCAAGGTATCACGGAAATAATTGTAAGTTTAAAGAGTGAGATCTTCCATTCCGGCTGACCGGAGTCTAATAAGGTGCCCGGCCATCCACTGTTTTGAATCCAGTCCCTTTAGAATACCCAGCCAACGATTACGTAAATATGCTACTTCGTTGATCAAGGTTTCGTAGTCAATTACTTCGTCTTCGCCATCTGTGTACTTTTCAGCATCTCTTGAAGTTAAAGCACGAGCATAGTTTTCCATGTACTTTTGGAAATGCTTTCTACGTATCTTTCGCAGTTGAATGTTGAGATAGTTTAGCACTGCTTCAATCTCTTGTAACTGATTAAAGCGGTGTTCAGTGATACCAGGTAATGCTGTGATATTTTTTTCTACTATGCCCGAGATTCTGCAGTCTTTTTTGGCGTCCGCAAGTTCATTTTCGTAGTGATTTATGAAATCTGGAATGGCGCTAAGACTGGCTACTACTCTGCTATACCACATTTGTAAGTTCCTTTACTAACCAAGGAAATGTTTGTTTCCAATCTAAATTTCTTCTACGGTCAATTTCGTCAAGAAATATGCCTAATTGATTTATTTTTTCCTGGTCACGTGCATGCAAATTGATTTCTTTTTGTATTCCTTGCATATACTTCCTTGCAGTTATTTGCTCTTCTAATTCCGATGGCATAGATTGCAATATATTTTCAAAATCGTTGTCAAAGAATCCTGCACCAAAAATTTTTGGATGTAAACAATCGTGAGTAAAGGATGTGGTACTAAAATAATGTCCAATTTTTCGATCGGCACGTAAATTATTAACATATTTCAACAAATCAGGAACAGTTTTTGTAGTTAATGCAGATAATGTTTGATTAATTTTTACTTTAATCCATTTTTGTCCACACACGTACTCAAAATTACGTTTCCATTGTTCAAGGTCCAATCCATATCTCACATACTCTTGCTCTGCACCAAAACAATCGATGCTAGCGGTCAAATCAAATCTTCCTAAATGTCTGCGTTGCACAAGATATCGTAAACGTTTTATTAATGATTGAAATTTTTCATCTTGTATCATTAGATTACTAACCACAGTAAGTTCTAGTTGTGGGCAAGGGGTAGATTCAAAAAATTCTAGGCAGATTTCAAATTGTTCTTGCAAGAATGGTTCCCCACCTAATATATGAAGGCAACGAATTTCTTGTACGTTCTGAGTCATCCATTGCCAGAATTTATCATTTATTGCATCAGCGTCTCTGACTTTGATAGCACGGTTATCAATTACTATACCCTGTTTTTCAAATCTTCCGTAATTAATATTTTCTTGTTGTATTTTACTGCTAAACCCATCCGAACAGTATATACAACTCATGTTACACATGTTGTCAAAATAGATTTCAACAATTCTAGGGGTCACTACAGTTGCAGTTAGATCATGCTCGAGTTCCGGCGGTGATTGATTAGGTATGGTTAAATGTAACATTCGATCTGAGTATCCACCCGAATCTTCAATGTTTTTGCAGTATTCACAGCCATCGGGCCACATACCATTGAGCATGAGTTTTCGATCGGCAATTTTTTTAGGTGTATTATGAAATTGATCAAATGTGTCAACCGTGAGAATATCGCTATTAACCCTGTGACAAGATCTAGTAATACCGGTGTCAAGTCGTATGGTGCTCCAATTCCATTTCAACTGACATGCTGTATCAGTTTTAATAGGAAAAAACTTGTCAGACATTAATTTTCCCAGTCTTGGTCTTCTTCTTCCTCTTCTGACTCATCTTCTTCGTCTTCGGCCTCATAGTCCTTGTCATTGTCAAGGTATGCGGTCAAGGCACGTTTGATGTCTGAGTCGCCCTTAAAGGCCGCACGAATGTCTTCCACATCACTATCATTGTCCATCAAAATCTGTATCACAGTTTCAGCGGCTTCGTCACGGTCCACTGTGTTTACAAAACGCTTGAGTTCGCCCCAAATTTCACTGGCTATTGCTTCACTCATCTGCTGTTTCCTCCGGAGTACTTACCTCAGTTCTCTGATTTCCAAAGTCTGTCATGACTTTGTCTAAACAGCCGTCATCGTTCTTTTCCCAAGCCTTGCGAAACTTCTTGATAATTTCGCCTTCGCTTGTGGTAAACACCAGGCTGTTGCCTTCACGCTTGAGCATTGTTTTCTTTTCAATCAAGTCAACTAGTCCCGAGTATGGGCTCATGCCTGTTGTGTAAGGGATCTTGACCTGCACACCTTCAAAGGGTTTGGCATAGCGTGTTTTCATAACTTTACATCCGGCACGGATACCGTTTACTTCAGACACTTTGTTTCCGTCTTCGTCCTCTTTTAACTTCATCTTCTTCATGGCAACCACAATACTTGATGCATAGATAAAGCCTTGCCCACCTGATATTTTATCGTCTGGGTCAAACATGTCTTGGCTTGCGTATGTGTGATTGGTACAAACCAGGCCCACATTGTAACTACCAAACATGTTTACACAATTACGAACAAGTGCTGTGAGTGCTTTGGGTTTGCGACCCAAGTCACCTTTCATCTCGCCTGCATCAAACTGGTTAACGTCTGTGGGCGTCAACAACATACCTAGCGAGTCGATCACAAACATAACTTTAGGACGCTCACCTTCAGGCAAGGCCTTGTAGTCACTCATGAATGTGGAGATTGTTTTGGCCACGTCGTCGATCATGGCCATACTCAACTTGAGCAGTTTGCTTTCACTGGTATCAACACCCAATGCTTTGAGCCAGTCTTCGTCCAGTGCGTTCTCTGAGTCAATCAACACAACAAAGATGCCTTGCTCTTGTGCGTTCTTCACAATGTTGCCTGAACAGATGTAACTTTTACCTGCGCCAGAGTCGCCAGCAAACACCGTGACCTTGCCCAAGGGTATGCCTCGATTGAAGTCTCCGGAGATCAGGTAGTTCAAGGCGTAATTGCCTGTTGAGATCCAATCTGTTGGATCGTTGAAACCTATTGAAAGGCCGTCAATTGATTTTGTTATTTCCTTACGGAATTTTGATACGTCAAATGGTTTTCCCATGTTTACTCCAATGTAATAAAATTATTTTCTACTAGTGAATTCTTATAGAACAATTGTCTGTATTGTAACAGATTTTTATCTAGTTTGTCAAAGTTTGCCAATGGCATTTGGCTACCCACACAAGGTAAACCATGTTGGTCACACCATGTTTGATATTCAGTTGGTAACGTCCATGGTTCTGGTCGTCTTACATTTAATCTCAATGTTGTGTATAGTTCTGAAAAATTATTCAAATCAGTATCTCCAGTTGTGTCGTTGTTTTGCCATTTTTGCCAAGTTGATCTACCAAGATTATTATAAGCAATAGATATATTATACACCCCGAATCCCAATATACCTGTGCCAAAAATATTGGGCATTATGTAATTTGGATCAGATGAGACTGCTTCAAGATTCAAAGTAGACTCTTCAATGGTATGTATCAACTTGTTAATTGCTTTTAATTCTCCTGGTAATACACGATCAACTACTGTGACAATATTAGGATGTTTTTGATGAAGTTTGACCCATTGTCTATGCAAATGATTGAGATCATCTTGATTACTAGGATCGAACTCAATATCAAAATCTGTAAATTGCAAACGATTTCGCACAAAAGATTGTATACGCTGAAAACGTTGTTGTAAATCTTGACTCAGAGAGGCATAACCTAAGTTTGACACCGTGTACTGATTTAGAGCGTTAGTATTGAGTTGCTCTACAAAATATTCGTAAACACTGTGATCAACAACCGCAAGTTTTATAACATCATGAGTTTGGGTCCAGCGCAGTCTTGGCATACAATAGAAACAAGGCCCGTAGGCCTTGTTCAATTACTTCTGCTGACGTGCGCGGATCATGGCCAAAATGTCTTCGGCCTTTTGTCCACTACCAGCAGGTTTTGCTACAGGAGCAGTTGCAACTGGAGCATCGTCTTCATCAAAGTCACTTGCGGGTGCAGGTGTTACTACTTTGAGTGCAGGCTTGGCCGCAGGAGCGTCTTCATCCACAGCCGGTGCTGGAGCGGATCCACCAGCAGGTGCTGACAGCCCAGCAGGACGGAAGTATTGGCCCCAACGTTCGTTATCGTATGGCTGGCCATCCACACTTGCTTCAAACATCTCTTTGATCACCTTCAACTCAACGTCTGTGGGTTTCTTGGGCAAGAATGTGCTCAAGTCAAACAAACCATGCGCATCAACTGCGGCTTGTTCTGCTTCGGTCAGTGCCGACTCTTTACGTGCCCACTTGGAACCGTTGTAGTCAGCAAACCCGCCCTTGGCACCTTTTGAGATGCGGAAGTCCAGGCCACGCAAGTAGTCTGTTGGCAATTCTTCCAGTTCAGGATCCATCAAGGCGCCTTTGATAGTTGTAAAGATTTGTGGACCAATGATGAATCTACGAATTGGATTCTCTGGAGACTTGTCATCGCTCAAGGGGTTTTCACGCACAAAACCTTGGAAGATGTAACTGCGTTTTTTCCAATACTTACGACCCATGTCTTCAAGACTCTTGTCCTTGAACCATGTGCGAACTTCTGCCAAGATTGGGCAGGCTTCTTGCCACATTTCCACGCAAGGTACTTGTACCATAACTTGCTTGGATTCCATCTCTCCTTTGATGCCGTTGAAAGGCAAACGAATCATTGC